TTCTATAATCATTTTGATTTAATGAGACCAAGAGTAATGGTCGTATCTGATAAGATGTATCAGGAAGCTCAACAAAAGAAACTACAAGCTAGATTAGATTATCTTGTAGAACAAAAAGAACATTATGAAAAAGAAATAAAAGAAGTGAAAGACGAAATGTCTGAACTAAAGATTGAAAATAAATCTGATAAATAAATAAAATACCCCTAGTTAACTTAATAACTAGGGGTTTTTTTATGTATGCCTATATCACAGTTGGCTACTTATTCTTATCCTTATAATCTTTTACTGCAGCTTTGATTGCATCTTCAGCAAGAACAGAACAATGAATCTTAACTGGAGGTAAGGCTAGATGCTTTGCTATCTCAGTGTTTTTTATCTTATTAGCTTCATCTATGTTCTTTCCCTTAACCCACTCAGTTATTAGTGAGCTTGAAGCTATCGCTGACCCACATCCAAATGTTTTAAACTTAGCATCTTGAATAACACCTTCATCACCTACCTTAATTTGTAGTTTCATTACATCACCACAGGCAGGAGCACCTACTAATCCAGTGCCTACCTCTGCAGAATCTTTATCCATTGAGCCTACATTTCTAGGCTTTTCATAATGGTCTAATAGTTCTTTACTATATGTCATACTCCAAAACTTTCTCCACATCCACAACTACTTGTTGCATTAGGATTTTGTAGTTCTAAAAAGCTACCAAATATTTGTTGTTTATATTCAATAGTCATGCCTGTTAAGTATAATAAGCTAGACCTATCAAGCAATAAAGTAAACCCATCAAAGTCAACATGCTCATCAGAGTCCTGTATTATATCATCAAATGACCAATCATATTTAAATCCAGCACAGCCACCACCCTTAACTTCAAGACGAACATATTTTTTATTGTTGTCGCTAGTTAATTTATTTAAATGGTCTTTAGCTGCCTGTGTTAAATTAATTAAGTTCATATTAAATTTGTTAAATTAAAATATTGTAAAACATCAATCACTATCTCAAAACAATGTAGACATATTTCAATGACTAAAAGAATTAATACTATATTAATTTTATCCATGTGTAAACCATACCTAATGCTGCACCTACAATAAACAACATCTTGATAGCACCTGAACCTCTAGCTAAGTCTGCTCTGAGTCCTGATATAATCTCTGTTTGTTTATTAATTAATTCAAAAGCAACTTCTAGTTTATTAGCAACCTCTTTGTGTTGCTCTTCATTACGTGCTTCTAATGCAGCTAGTCGTGCTTCCAATGAATCTCTACTGTTCATCTTCTTCTCCTAATAATTCTTTGTTTATATATTTATTATATATGCCTTGTAAAATATCTACGTCTACTTCAGGAACTTGTTTCTCTATTATATTTATAAAGTTAGTTGGTGTTAATATTTGTTTTGGTATAAACATATCATTATCATATATTATACTGTTTATTAGAGGATTACTTTTAACTCTATCTGAGTAACCTGCCCTTTCAATAGCAGTTTGCATATCTTCTTTAGACATACCTGTGTCCATTAAATTGTTTTGAAACTTTGCAAAATTTCTAGCCATTCTAAACTCATTAAATATTTCTTTCTCATACATATTATAAACATTTTGAGGATTTAATTCTGTTTGGTCTCTTAATTTTTTAGCTACTTGTTTAGGAGGGGTATCAATTAATCTTACAAAATCATTAACTTTATAAGCATATAGTTTACTAAGATTAAGTTTTTGTGGACCAATACCTGTAATGTTTTTTAATAATTCTAAATCAAAAGGTTTAGGTGAACCATCTTTTGTTAATCCCATTCCTTTTTTTTGTTCACTTAGACCTGTTTGAATAAGAGTATATAAACTTTCTAAAGTTCCAGGTGTTACAGGTCCTATTAATTCACCAACAGCTTTACTAAATTTTTGAGGGACAGTATCACTTCTTTGAAATACAGGTTTTGTTAATGAACCACCTATTTCATCTTCTCTCATTGTGCTTAATAAAACATTTAACAATGCTTTTGATACCATTGTTTCTTGTAGAAAAGGAGAGAAAAAAGCCTTAGTGCTATCTTTAGCAGCTTTCGCAATAGCTACTACAACATTATCATAATCTTTATTTTTTTGATAAGAAACATATGCAGCATTGAAAGGTTCTCTCCACATTGCATAAGGATTAGTGTATGCCATATTATTTATAGTCAACATAACATCACCATTATTAGCAAACTCTAATGGACTTAAATAATATATATCACCTGTCTTTAAATATTCAGGTAATAATTCTTTAATACCTATATCAGCTTCATCAGATATATTATTTTTTAACCTTGATTTAATAGATAGATAACTAGGTAAACCTAAAACTGCAGCAAATGAACCTAATCTTGCCATACCTGTTTGAGTTAATAAAACATTACCTGTAGCAGCACCATCTAATATTTCTTGATAACCTCTTCTTAATATACTCATACCACTTCTAACAGACTCAGCAGCAAATGTTATAAAGTTACCAAAGAAAGGTAATCTTCTAAACATTTGAACACCACGAGGAGTTAAGTTATAGTTAGGCATGGTGTCCCTAGCAATAGTTAATGCTCTATCCACAGCTTCTTGAGGTGCATCTAGTAAAGAGTTATAAGGTCCAGTAGAGTTTTTATATATTTTTTTATATCTATTTAATTCAGAAAAAAAACCTGCTAGTTTAAAAATGTTATCTTCAAAAGCATATACTTTAGATATTTTTGAGACAGGTTTAAATATTTTAGAAAAAAAGTTTTCCATATCTCCAGGACCTTTTATATCGTCTAATGTTTTTCTTAAAATATTATAGTCAACACTACTATTTAATAAACCATTTTCTAAAAGATACTCTGTTATATTATCAAAGTTTTTTCTATCAGTAAAATAATCTTTCATTACTTTTACAGTTTTATAAAAACCACTTATATTACCATTAGCTAATGTAGAGATAGCAGCACCACTCATATTTCTTAAATGTGTTATATGAGACAAAACTGTTTTTGCTAATTGAGATGAAGATTTATACATTAAGTAAGGTCTAGTAAATACTGCATTTAAAACACCATCACCTATACTTGCAATTTCTATACCATCTTGAACTGCTCTTGTAAAAACTTTATTACTAAACAAACCTTGAAAAGGACTTTTAATAGGACCTGACTTACCTAAATCTTTAACGTCAACAGTATATTGACTACCTAATGCTTGGGGTGTTTTTAATGCTATACCTTCTTTTAAAGCATAATCTGATAAATCTTTATATAACTTATAATCATTCAGCATATTAGATAGTTTAGAATATGTCTGTGCAAAATTAGCAAAGGGGTCTTCTATCTCACCCATCATTGCTCTAAGTTCAGGTATAATATCTTTTCTTTTTTTAAGTGCTTTACTATCTGTAGTAAATTTAATTTTATTATCACCTATAGAATCTATAACATCATTTAATTTTAAATCTGCTTTGTCAATAATACTATTTAATAAACCTTCTATCTGTTCATCACTAGCTTTTTTGTTTATACTTTTTAATGCTTCTCTTGCTCTTTGAATTGCTAAAGGATTTTTTTGTCTAATATTTTTAGAATATTTAGGGTCAGTATATAATAAATAACTTCTATTTAAATATGTTCCTATATTATTATCTATTTTTGCTGCAAGTTTTTCATCAACTGCACCAGTTTCAATAAGTTCTTTAGATAACTTATCAATAACTTTTCTCATCTGTGTTATAGAATTACCTACATTTTTATATAGAGTACGTACAATACCAACTTGTTCACCACCTGCTAAAGCATCATTAATTAATTTACTTTGTTTATCTGTTAATTTAGTTGTACCAAAATCTTTTTTAATTGATTTTTGTAAATCTCTAATTGCTTTCTCTATATCTTTTTGAATTATTTCTTTTTTACCTTTATTTTTTAAGAACATGTTAAACATTTCATCAGTCATGCCTTGTCTTGAGGTAAAATTTTTTTTAAAGAAACCTATATCTTCACTCATTTTTGAAGCAATAGTAGTCCTACCATCAGCATTTTTAAATAATTCTTGTTTTATTATAGGTCTTTTTGGTTTACTTAATTTATAAGTTATAGTTGCTCCACCTCTAAAACCTTTTTCACCTACCTTTTCAATTTTACCAAACTGTTGTTTAAGATTAGACTCAAAATTTTCTTGACTCATTTTACTTTTATTATTAGATTTAAAATCAATAACTGCTTCACCATTTTTTTTAGTAGCATTAGATATTTCATTTAATGTTGCTTTTACTGAGGGTACAGTAGGTAAACTATCTACCACATCACTAGCTACAACTTTATCATATTGTTTTTCCAATGCATTTTGTGACCCTTTATATGCAGGTAATAGTTCATCCCCTAATTCATTAGTCATATTTTTTTCTAAATCATAAGGAGTAACCTTACTTGTCTTTTCTTTTATAACTTCAATCTCAGTAAGTTTACCTTCTGCATCAGGTTTACCTGCACCAAATACAAGAACCTCATCTTCTTTAGTTGTTCTTCCAATTGTTTCTCTTATACTATTTTTTTCTTTTACTTCTAATTTTGATTTTTGTTTTGAACCAGTCTTTGCAACTTCTTCCTGAAGAGTATCTCCTAGTGTATCTGTTATACCTGTTAGGTCTTTTGGTTTAGGATTAACAAAATCAAATAAACCTTTAGCTGCTCTAAATAAAACATCAACACTTAAACCTAAACCCATACCTTCAGCAAATTGTTTTAATTTTTTTTGTGCAAACGTATCTTCAGGTTTAGCAATAAGGTAATCTTCCATAAATTGTTTTACACCTTCACCTAATACTGGTTTATCAACAAGAAGATTAGCAAGTCTAGCTTGGTCTTCATCAAATGCTAATACATCAGCAGCACCTCCTCTTATACTAGTTTTTATTAAAGCCTTTGCAAGATTGTCTGACTCACCTATAATTAAATTAAGTCCAGGTAATTTTCCTATTTTACCTAAACCTGCAAAAGGAATTAAAAATTGAGTCATGTCTTGGGGAAGAGTGGTAATAATACCATCATCTTGATAAGGGTCAAAGACTGCTGTTGCTGCATCCTTGATACCTACTGGAGTTTTATCAACAATAAAATCTCTGACTGCATCTACAGTGGTTACAACTTTTTTTCCAGGGTCTCCTAATGAACCTATAACTTTACCTAGAACTTCAGTAGTAGATTTTGCAGCTTTATATATTGGTGGAGCTATTTTAAATTCTGATGAAATGTCTTCTTTAATATTAAATTTTTCTTCTTCACCTGTTAAACTTTCTCTTAATTTTTTTTCAGGTGATTTATAATAATTTTCAAATTCTATAGATTTTTTTTCAAAGTTATCTCGTGTAAAATTTTTTTGTTGTAAAAATTTATTTACATTTTCATCAGGTGCACCTAATTCTTTTAGTGCTTTTACTGTTTCATATATTTCACCAAAAGTTTTACCATAAGGACTTATATATTCTTCTTTATCAACAACTATAGGTTGTTCTTCTTCAATATCTGGAACAGTTTGAGCCTGTGGTTGAGGACCAAAGTCAATTACTTTTGGCTTAAAGCTAGATTTATCAAAATCAATTAATTTTTCTTTATCTTTATTTTTACCAAAATCTATTGTTTTTATTTCAACCATAACTGCCCTTTAAAAATAAAGACCATAGCTTCTTAACACTGATTCAAAGTCTTTATTATTCATAACATTTGTTTTATAAGCCTTTGCCTTTTCTCCTTTACCTATTTCACCAAGAGTTCTAAATTTATAAAGTTCTGCTTCTGGACTAAAGTTAGGTGTACCATAAGGTATATTCGTACCATATTTCTTTTGATTATAAGCTGCAGACAATATTGCTTCAGCTTCAAGTTCAGCTTGTTGTTGTGTTTTCATATCTTTATCTGTAAGTTTACCTTCTTCAATCTCAAGAAAATTTTTCTTTAATATAGCATTTGCTAATGTTGCATATTGTTTTGATTTAATATTTCTTTCTTCTTTTGCAGGGTCTAAATTTTTATCTAGTGATACTCTTGTTCCTTCTTTAGTAAAACCAAAACCAAATCTAGTATCAGCACTTTTAGTTAAGTCATCACCTGAAGCATTAAGAATTGATATTAAATCTTTTCTTTTAATTTTAGTATCTTTATTAGCTTTTATTAAAGCATCTTCAGTAGATTTATCTGCAGCATAAATAGTTTTCATAATGTCAGTAGTCCTATCAATTGCTTTATCTTCTTCACCTTTAACATCTTTAGTTAAACCAAGACTTTTAATATCTAAATCAAGAACTGTAGCCTTTTCAGCTAACTGTCTTGTTCTTTCATCTTTTTCTCTTTTTCTTTTTTGTTCAGCTATCTCTGTAAAACCTGGACCAGTTTCAGAGAATGCAGAACCTATTGCACCTAATGTACCTCTACTTGGGTCAGCTTCTAATGTCTTAGCACCAAATTGTGCAAGTTGCATAAATGCTTTGAACTTATCCATTCTCTCATCTTCTTCTAGTTCCTTATCAATTTCATCTTGACTTCTAACTGTTAAGCCTTGTAACTCTTTTATTCTATCTTTTACTGATTTTGTTTCTTCTTGAAGAGGAACACCTGCTCCTTGTATTTGTTTATCTCCAATTATTCTAAGAGCTTGTTCAGCATCTATCGTATTAAAATTAAAAGGTTTTAAAGAATCTAAAGTTCCACCAGGAGCTTTTTTAACAATACTATTAAGACCCTTTGTAGATGATGTTGAAGTTTTATTTATTAAATCCATTAACATTTTTTTATACATGGTGTTTTCTTTTTTAGATATTTTCTTTTTAGGTGAACCACCATCTTTCATAAAACCCATTTTGTTTCTTACTTCTGTAGGAAGTTTAGATAAACCTTCATTGTCTTCAGGAACTTCTTTTAATGTTCCACCATCTTTAAATAAAGTTTTAGCTGCACCTGCTAAACCTAAAGCACCTGTACCTGCACCAATAAGTTGTTGACCTAATGAAGGTGTAGGTAGAATTGATTGTTGAGTTTGTGTGGTTGTTGGGTTAAGAGGAAATCCACGAATGATAGATTGATATTGTTGTAGACTTGCTTCAGGATATTGCTGCTGCTCTCTAAACTCTTGGAATCCTAAGTCTAATGCTTTTTGTGTTTGCTGTCTGTCTTGCTCACCTATACCTGCAAGTGCACCTAGTTCTTTAAATGCAAGACCTTGTTGTTGTGGTACAATGTTAGCATACTGTTGACCACCTGCAAGTTGCCTTTGCTTTTGTGATTCAAAGGCTCTCTGTGCTTCTGTAAAGGCAGCTTGTTGACCTCTAGTCTGTATATCACCTAGCTGTTGTTGTAAGTTTCTATTAGCTTCAGCTTCTAATATAGCTTGTCTTGAACCACCAAATGCACCTTGTGCACCTATAGCTTGTGCAGCTATTTTTTGTTGCATAGGTTCAGCAGCACGTTGTGCTTCTCTCTTTTCTATATCAACTACATTCTGCATATAAGGAGACATACCTCTTGCAATGTCTGAAGCTGTAGCTGCTCCTGTACCTGCAGCAGTTAAACCTTTAGCTACATCAAAACCTGGTTGCGAAGAACCTACTAATGATTTAATACCTTCTTGAGCAGCTCGTTCTTCAGTTGTAAAAGGTGCAATACGAGGACCAGGGTATAAAGGATAACCTGCAGCCAGTCTTGATTCTTCCTGTGCTTGTGCTTTAGAAAGTATATCAGTAATATAAGGTCTAAGTTCTGGAGGAAACTCTGCTTTTTCTACAACAGTAGATGTAGCAGCAGGAGCTGGTGCAGACCCACCACCTGAACCATACATCCTTAAACCAGTCTTACTATTAATTGTACCTGAACCACCAACTGATTTTAATAACTTTGCTTCATATGAATTAATATGTGCAAGTTCAGTATCACCATCTTCACCTTGTGATGCAATATCACAAGCAAGAGTTTCTAATAACCAAACTTTATATTTAATTGGTAATAGTTTTTGTACTATAAAACTAGAAATACGTTTCAAAACAGACATAGCTTTCCTTATATTTAACATGTTTACTAAAAATTTTTCTCCATCCAGGTCTACCCATGACTTCAACACCAGAGCATCCTTGTTCTTTTGCAGATTCCATAATGGTTTTTATACCCATACCTGCCCATTTATTCATATTCTTACCACCACAGAGCACAACAGTCATCATAGTCTTAGCAGGATAGATTGCTTTTTGTGTAACAATAACTGCTTCAATATCTTTTACTGATTTAAACACAACAAACAATTGCATCATACCAGTCTTTAAAAGATATTTAGTGGTATCTACTGTATGTCTACCACCTGAATAACTTACTGCTTTTTTAATTAATGGTTCAATTTGTTTCCAAAAAATGTCAACCCCTACAGGTTGAACAGGGACTACTTTCATACTAACCTATTTCGTTGATTTGTCTTTCTCTCCCCATTGATTTCTTTCTAACAGCAGTCATAAATTTATCTAAAGTATCTGCTCCTGCATTTGATGAGCCATTACCTAGAGCAGATACTACATCTGCAGGTAATACATATTCATCTCTACTTAACAATGCAGGTTGTTCTCCTTCAATACTAAATGGTATTTCATCTGACATACCATCACCTTTACCTTTTACCATTCCTTCAAAGTAAACTTCTCCATCACTTACATCTGCTAGTTCTTCAGCTTTTTCAGTAATAGCTTCTAATGCATCTTGTATACCACCACCTTCATTTAATCCCATACTACTTATATAATTAGGATTATAATATTGTATAGGTGCACCAGAACCTGTAGCTGCAGCAGTTATTTGTGAAGTTGTTAATGGATTTGCATCTCTTGAATATTTAGCATTTCTATTAAGTTGTGTCTTGTTAAAACCAGTCTCAATCTCTTCAGCATCTTTAACTTGTTTAGGTATTGTTTGTGATTGTAATTTTTGTTGTAACATAGAATCTGATATAGAACTACCTAATCCTCTACCTAAACCTGCACCTGCTTCAGCAGCAGTTTTAGGAATCATACTTGACAAAGCATCTCCAACTTTGGAACCTAAAGTTTGAGGTGCTACAGTTTCAGGTATTTTACTAACAAGTTGGTCTGCACTAAGACCTAAAATTTCTCCAGTAAATGGATTAGAACCTTGAACAGCAGGAGCTGCTATTCCACTAAATGCTTCACCAGCTCGTTGTCCTATAGTTACCTTACCAGTTTCAGCAGCAACTTTAGCTAATTCATTTGCAGTACCTCCTGCTGCTGTTGCAGCACTTGAACCTAAACCATCTAAAACTCCTCCTAATTTTTGACCTATCTTACCACCTGCATATGTTGTTAATCCTGCTAAAGCAACATCACCTAAATCACCACCCATTGCACCAGTTTTAGCCATTGAATAACCTACTGCTAACTGTGGTCCTATTACTGGAATTGCAGCTATAGCTACTGGAGCTACATAGTCTCTAAAAAATCCACCAATACTAAATGCTTCAGGTAAACCTGTATCAGGATTACGAGTTAGTTTACCTAAAGAAGATAAACCTTTAACTTCCATAGGTGACATATGTACTAATTCAGAGTCACCATAACGACCCTGCATCTTCATAAGATTACTTATACCTGAGAGTGGTGGTGAAGTCCTGACGTTTTGCATTATGCTATATACCTTTTCATTATATCATTTATATTATAACTTGTTTGTGGCTGATTTACAAGGGAATTTATTCCTGTTCTTTCATTAATACCTTGCCTTTGTTTTAATGAGTCTATTATTCTTTGTTGTTTAATATACTCAGAATCATCTGGAGTTGCATCTCTAGTTATATTTTCTGTATACTTTACATCAGGTAAAGGTTTATAATAACCTGTTGCTTGTGGTAAAGATGTACCTCCTCCTGCAGGACCTCTCTCTACATAAACTCCTGAAGGTATACCTGTTCCCCTACCATCTCCAGTTGTTTGAGATAATCCTGTAGGCATACTATCTACTACTCTTGAAGGTCCTGGTTGAGTATATGGATTTATTTGTAAAGGAGTATATTGATAACCACCTGGTCTTGTTTTATTTAAAGTTTCATTAACTGTTAATTCATTTAATAATTTTTCACGTTCAGCAATTGTATTTGCTAAGTTATTTGCTTGTGGAGTTGCATTTAAACCACTACCAGCTTCAGTATATTTTAAAAGAAGTTCTTCAGGAGTAGCTTGATAATTACCTTTTGTTTGTACTGGTTGAGAATAACTTTCATTAACAACAGGCTGTTCTACTTCTTGTTGAGGTATTCTTTTAACTAAATCTTCATACAACATACGTTGTCCACCAGCACCCATATTATCTCCTAATGAAAGTCTACCCAAGCACTTCCAGTATATCCCTGAAATTTTGAAGTAGCTTCGTTAAATCTAATGTCACCTAATTGTGGATTAGGGACAATATTAGTATTAGTTACTCTTGCAACTCTAATTGATTCTCTTGCTTGTTGTTCAATAAGCTGAGAAGTTAATTCATTAATTAAAGAATCTGCCCATTGCCTTACAACATCAAATGCAATTTTTTGTTTCTCATCTGTTAGCTGACTAAAGGTATCTCTAAGTTCAGGATATACAATTGATTTTCGTGTAGCCATTATCTCATACCATCTTTACCAATATCTAAACGTATCGTACCATACTGCCATTTAGTCCCAGACGTAGAAGTACCCACCCTTATCTTCGCTTGTCTTCCCCTTGCCCTCATTGAAACTTTTTCAGTTGTAGCACTAACATCAAAAGGTCCTTTCAATATTGCTTGTGTAGCATTAGGATATTGTTTGGTTGTTAATTGTAAATTAATCTTACCAGAAGTTCCTTCAGTTTCATTTTGTATATTTATATCTGGGACCATCCTGTCAATAAACATTACATCATTACCTTCAGCCATATCAAAATCACTTGACTCTAAGAATGATTCTATTTTACTACCATTAGCAGTATAAATTCCTTCAGGTTCATTATCATATAAATAAGAAAACGTAGTGCTTGATTCAACTCCATTAGTAATTGTATTACCAAATACTCCTTTATCTTCAAAGGTAGTAAAGTGAGTATCTCCATAAACCCAATAGTTTTCATTAGGATTATAAGTTACATACTTATCACATTCAGTTGAACTTGCTGAAGGATATAACCAAGTTACTTCTTTAAATTGTGAATTAACTCCTGCATATATCTTATCAGCTTGGTCAAGATTAATATCATCAAAAACAAATCTTCTTACAGTACAAGGTAAGTTTTTAACTGTACCATCAAATACATAAAAGTTTGCACTACCCATCCAGTAAACTCTACCATCAAAGTCAACTGCTGAATGAGCACCTGCTGCACCACAGTTTGTACCTATCTCATTAAAACCAAAAGTAAAAGGTGGTCCAATAAATTGCATAGTATGTGCAGAGTTATCTGTAAGAATAATAATATTATTTCTACTTCTAGCTGCAGTTCTAATTGAATTACCTGAACCTAAAATAACTTCACCTGATGTAGAACTTACTGAAGGTGTCCAGTTATTAAAATCATTTTGATTAGACCATCTAACTAACATAGGATTAAAAGAACCACTTGTTTGTTCATTTGTACCTAAACAAATAAGGTGTCTATCCTCTTGTGAAACAATTAAACTATTGCTTGTGTTAGGAGCTGCTGATACTTCTATTGCTCTACTATTTATACCTGTTGAAGTTTCCCAATAATAAACTCTACCACCCCTAACTCCTGCAATTAAATCTTCCCCCCATGTATCAAGTTTCCATTGTCTTGATAAAATATTTATATCTGAAGTTGCTCTTGCAGTACCATATGTACTTTGTCCATAGTAACCTGCATTCCAACCTAAACCTACAACTTGTTCACTTGTTCCTGTAGGTAATAAAAAATTAACTGTTACAGTTCCTGCAGCAGCTTGACTAGATGCAGCAGTTGTTGATGTAAGTATTTCAAATGAATTACTATTAACTGAACTTACTGCAAAACTACTACCACTTGTAAAGAATACATTACCACCTATTGTTGCAGCCATTGAAGTAAACTCTACAAAGTCTCCAGTCTCAACTGTATTTGCTACAGAACAAATAACTTTCATACTACCTGATGTAGTAGTCAGTTTATTAGTAGCAGTAACAGTAGAAACAATTGGAGTAATATCATAATTGACACCACCAAAATAAGTATAGAGTTTAGATTCAGTTGCAAAAGCTGCTCTCTTTAATGTGTCATTATCTTCCCAACTAATTAAATCTCTTGATGTTCCTATAAAAGCATCAGTAACTTTAAAGTTCCAACCTCCTATATTCTCAGGTTTACCTGCTCTAAATCTAACTCTATTGCCATCATACCATTTACCTTGTTCAGCATATTGAGTTGACTCTCTATGAAACCCTGGAGCAAAGTCAAGTTTTAAAAGTTGGAGTCTAGTCTCTGTTGACATAGTTTCTCCTTACGAAAGATTTAATATACTAGCACAATCTATTGAAGATACTTCTCTTACTTTATAAACTATAATATCTTTTGCAGCAGCAGCAGTTGAAAGAGTAGGTGCTGTACCTCCTGAAAAGTTATAAGAAGCTCCATAAGATAATGTTCTACTACCAGTACCATCTTGTGTTATTGTTATTGTACCTGACTGACCTACCTTGCCATTAACTGCTCCTGCAAGTGTAGCATTTGTTCCTAGTGTAATTGCAAAGTTATTACCATTTGAAAAATCTACATTCATTGAAGTTGCACTTGCAATTGAAACTTCTGGAGTTCCTACTGCACCTGAAAAAGTTGCTGATGAAGCTGCTGATACTTCAGCAGTAAATACTGCCTTACCTGATTGTGTAGTAGTTGAAGTAAATGTATTTGTTCCTGAAGTAATAACAGTACCACTAAATACTTTATTAGAACTAATAGTTGAAGAAGTTGAAGTAGGTATGTATCTAATATCTGCACTTGATACTGGAATTAAATTAGCATTTGCAGTACCAAAGTTTAATGTAGAAGCAGTACCTAAACCTAATCCAGTTGTATCTACAGCATCTGTTACTGTTACTCCATTACATATAACTCCAGTTGTACCACCTTGAGTAATAGCTTTACCACTATTACCACTTGTCTTTAATGTTACTGAATATGAACCTGATGTACTATTTTTTACAAAATATATTTTAGAAACTGCAGGAATTGTAATTGCAACATTACTTGTTAATGTTCCTTGTAATTCAAGTATAGCACTTCTTGCTTGGTCAGCAGAACCATTACTAGAACTTAAAGTTATATCTGCACTACTACAAGATACAATAGTATATCCTGCAATAGCACTATCTACTAAGTCAATTACATTTGCATTAAGTACAGTACCCCAACTTCCTGAGTTGGAACCATTATCTTGTTTCTCAAGTCTTATACTTGAAGTAAAAGTTGCCATTTATTTCCCCTAAGTTGTTGGTGCTTCACCAAAATTATATAGAATACCACTTCCAATTGTAGTTGTAACTGTTCCATCTGTTGCAGTTACTGGTACAGAAACTACATGTAAATCTTTTAATGCACCTACTGAAGTTACAGCAGATACTGCAGTTTTCATTTCTGCAGCTTTAGTTCTTACACCTGCTCTATAAGTTTTCCAAGCATCAGTCATAGATACTCCAGTTTCATATTGTCTTACTGCCATCCAATCAGAAGACTGTAATTCATTATATGCACGATTATCAATATTTTCTTTATACTGTGTAATTAAACCTTTAGAAATCATAGTAGTTCCATCTCTATTTTTTAAAACTACACCATCTTCATCAGTTACAGTTACATCAGCTATTTTATGTGGAGTTGAACTTATTGTTTCAGTTACAACTCCATCACTATAACTATAACTTGAAGCACCATTTTTATAAAATCTATTATCAGCAGGTGATGCTTGAGTTACTGGATAAATACCTAATGTTTGTAATTCTTCTTTTGTCCAATTATTAAAAATACTTGCAGGATGCTGAACACCATTTATAGTCATAGCTTTCGCACTCCCAAAGACTTCAATAACTTGGTCAGCTTTTACTAATGCCCACATTATCTTTTTCCTTTCATGTTATTTAAATTTATATTATATATTAAAATCATTTTAGATACAACCTTATCTTGCAGTTACTGGAGATACACCATCACCAATAAAGGGTGCTTCAGCAAATGCCATGTAAATATATATTCCACCACTTGCATTTAACCAAGCTCCAGTACTTTTCCATTTAAAACCATTAGATAAAAAATCTAAAACACTTGTTCCACCCTCAGCAGTAGTTCCATTTGGAAATAATGCTTGATTTGTAATTGGATTAATTGGACTTCTTTTTGTATCCCATATTTGCCAATCATAACCAGCACTATCTGTTCGTTTTACCATAAGCCAAGCTGGTTTAAAATTGGTTTGAATAAAAGGTCCATTAGCATTACCATTTCCAGAGTAGCTACCAAATTTACTAAAGCCATCTACAGAGTGCCAAGCATAAGCTAGTGAAACTGCTCCAGCAGTTACAACACCATCTGAAGTTAATCCTAATGTGCTTGAAGTCATACCAGCACCCCAAATAGCTGACCCTAAATCAGAGTAAGCAGCAGTACTATTTAAACTTGCACTAAATTGGTTACCAGAAGCATCATATACAGATTTATGATAAACTGACCAATTAGATGTAGCATTTACCATACGAACTATAACCCATTCAGGTGTTGAAGATAGTCCATGACCTGTTGTAAAATTACCTGCACTAGGTGCAGTAAATTGCACGATACTAAATCCAGCAGTCGTATTAGCTTGAACAGTAGATGTAACTGAACCATCAGTGTTACTTGCAGTTGTTCCTTTGTTTGCTACCCAGTTCCAATTTACAAAAGAGTTACCACTTGTGTTTGTATTTACAGCATCTCCAGTTTGAAAACCACCCTTTAAAAATTTATGTAGACCATTGTTTTGTGTTGCTTCAACACTATTGCTATTAGAGTAAAGTTCCTTCATAACACCCCTACTTGAATCATACAAAGTATTAAAATGACTTGAACTATCTCTATCTTTAATCCAAGATAATCCACTGATACCTTTATCTGTTTCTGGTAAGTTGTCTTGTTGTAAAGCCACAAAGCCAGATGGTACAGTGTTCGCAAATGTTCTTTGTCCAAAATTCCAATCAAAAACATGAGAGGTGCTGTTATTGTAAGATGTAGCAATAGGTCTCCAATTAGTTGTTTTAAAAACATTTTTAAATACTGGATTAGAACCAGTAGCAGGATTTGATGCATTTGTATCAAACCCTTTCCAATTGTTATCACCGATAGATATATATAATTTTTCATTATCAGCATCTAATGCCCAACTTACAACAGTTCCATTTGACATCGTACCTATTGATGAGCCAAGGTCTTGATGACCATTATTCCAACTAATAGGTCTACCATCTCTTGTGGCATCATTTAAGACCACTTGAATTACTCTTACATCTGTGGTACCTGATGTGTCAGTTAAACTATGTGTTTCTGGTGCTATACCAATTGACCTGTATTTAGCCACATTAGTAGTAATTGTTGTTTCCCAATAAAATTTACCAGATTTTGGCAGTCGCATAGTACCCATGACATGTTTATATGATGCATTCATTGTTAATTTTAAATTGCCTTCTGATAATGTTTGACCACCATTTCTGTTAGCATCAAAAACCATATGATTCTGAGTAGGACTATCCGTAGTCTGGTCTGTACTAGCTAAATTTGTAGCTGTAAAATCATTTCCATTTCCACTGGTGTCATCTCCAAATGCAGAAGAATCAGCAAAGGTAAGTCTAAATCCATTAGTGCCATAAGTAATACCAGTTAATGCTTTTGCAATCCAGCGTCCTGTGCTTGTATCGGTAACGCCAAAATTATCTACTGTAGTAATTACACCATCACAGTAATTAAACTCAGCAAGATACCCATCAAAAATTTGTCCTACAAAATGAGCACCACAGCCAATTCTTTGTGTTGTTCCATCAGATAATCCTACAACATCTGTGTTTTGAGCTGGATTAGAATCAGAACTCCAACTTGTTATTTGGTCACCATCAATCCATACCTTTGACCTATCAGTAGCTGTGCTTTGACTTACATCAATCTGCCAATGACAGTGATACCATTTCGAAGTATCTTCAAATGTTCTGTTTGTTACTTTTTGGTATTCTGTAGTTGAATTAGTTAAACGAAACACTAGTCTATCTGAAGTATCAAAACGCACTAACAATCTTGTTGAAGCAGCAGCTCCAACATGAATCATTTCTGTTCCAAAACTACCACCTCGTTTAAACCACCATGAAAAAGTAGCTTTTCTTTTTTGGTCACCTGTTCCACTATCTTGAGTTCTTGTTAGGTAAGGACTGTCATCATCATTATACAATACACTATTAGCAATCGTACCATTATCTGTAAAAGGTACAAAACGACCCACTCGTTGCCCACCACCATTACCTTCGTAAACCACAGTGTTGAAATATTCTTCGCCTTTTATAATTGTTGGTGTACCCATATTAACTTCCTAAGTTTGTTGTGTTCAATGCTAAAAAACCACTTGGAACTGTATCGTTAAATCCAGTACCACTGCCAATAGATTTATCTGCACCAAAGTATGCTTTTACGATACAATTTGCACTTGTATTACCAGTTGACCAATGCATATTGGCTCTATACCCTTCTAACTGTAAATTTGATAAAGTTGGATTAGAACCCGTTGCAGGATTACCACTATTATAATAAGTACCATTTTTACCAATCCATAAATTAGCACCCTCTCTTGCAAAATTAATTCTATCTCCTGCTGATATACTTCCTCCAACATTATAAATGTTACTACCCATGCCTTTAAGTTGACAAGAGTTTCCTGCATTACCTAAAACAAGAATAATTTCAGGTGAAGTTGAACTGGTAGTTAAATCTGTTGATGCATTTGCTTCAACATAGGCAGCATTAATATCTTCTCTCATTAATCCAATTCGCATATTTTGATTAGTAAGAACATTACCAGAACCATCTGTATCAAATTCTATTTCAAAATACCATTTACCTGTTGCTGGCATGGAAAGAGTAGAAAATAATGGATTAGGATAACTATTTCCTTGCCAGTATACATCTAAATTTCCATTACTTGCAGTCCAGTTAGCAGTGGTACGAGTATCAAGAAGATTCATCACTGCATGATTATTTGTAGGTGTATCTGCCATTTGGTCATGTGTTGCAAGACCACTTGTTGTGAAATCATTACCATTTCCAGACTCATCATCTCCTAAATCAGATGCATCTCTACCATCAATATGAAAACCATTAGTACCAAATGTTAAACCACTTACATCTTTGGGAATCCAAATATTAGATGAGTTGTATTCACCAAAGCTAGATGGGTCTAGTGCAGTTCCATCAATTAAAACCATTTCAGCTAAATATCCATCAAACTCTTGTACACTTAATGAATGGGCAAGAGATGATATAGCCATTGTTGAACCATCACCATATCCTGCAAAATCAGTATCTGCACTTGGCTGTGTTCCTGTCATTGTAACTCTTGCACCATTTACATAAAATTTTGAAAAATCACTACTTATACCCCCAGTACAATCTGGTGACCATACACAGTGATACCATGCACTATTATCTCTAAACACCATATCAGTTGTCATTGTTTTTTCAGTTGTTCCATTTGTTAATCTAAATGTAAGTTTATCACTTGTATTAAATCTAACCATAAATCGTGAACTTGCACCTGCTGAAATTATGCATCTTTCTGTACCTGTAGATGAACCTATTTTCATCCACCAAGAAAAAGTTAATTTTCTTTTACTATCTGCTGTGTCTTGAGTTCTTGACATATAAGCATCATCATCATTATTAAATCTAATTGATTGGTCTATTGAATGTACACTACCTCCTTGTGCAGAAGAGCCAGCTAATAATGTATTACTAAATACCATGTGTTTCCTAACTTACGTTTAAGGATGCGACCATATGTATTGAAGAACTGGTACGGACAATGTAGTCCAAACGATCAACAGCATCTGCACTTGTTGATAACGTTGGAGCCGTAGCCGCCGGGAAATCATAAATTGAATTAAATGATAAAGTCCTTGATCCAGTACCGTCTTGAACAATAAAGAAGGATCCTGTCTGTCCAGCTTGAACATTGGTTGGAGCAGCTAATGTTCTAGAGCCTCCAAGTTTTACTTCAAAGTTTTGAGCATCGTTAAGGTTAACTGTTATGGATGTTGCATCCGTTAATGAAACAATGTCAGCAATTGCAGCTCCTGTTAATCTCAGTTGTTTACCTTTTGCTGTCGTAGCACTTACAACTAAAGCTGTTGTTGCAAATAGATTCGTTGTGTCAATAGTAGAAGCACCAATACTTGTTACTGTTATTCTTGATCCAGTATAACTCGTAGCTGTAACTGTACCGGAAACTTTTACGTTACCGTTAATTGTACCACCTGTTGTTGGATAAGACCCAATACCTGTATTATCTAAAGCTGCTCTTGTGTTGACTCCGTTTGAGTAGATCGCCATTTTACCACCTTGTGGCACGGCTGTTCCTGCATTAGTTACAGCAGTACGTAAGGTTAAAGCATAAGCACCTGATGTTGCATTATCTACATAATATGTTTTTTCGGCTGACGGTATTATAATGGTTGCTGCTGAACCTAGTGTTCCCTCAAATCTTAATACTGCATTTCTTGATTGATCAGCCGATCCATCGTTTGCTGATAAAGTTGTACTGCCTCCTGTTGTACTAACAACGACAACACCACCTACAGCCTCGTCCACCATGTCGATAACATTGGTATTTAAACGAGCACCCCAAGTGTTAGCATTATCACCATCACCTTGTTTTTCTAATCTTAATCGTGTTGAATAACTACTAGACATAATTAATTACTTCCTTTTACTAATGTGTTATCTCCTCCGGCAGGAGATGCATTATTTCTCATATCATCTTGTCTTGTTCTCCTAGACTCATTTAATAAATCAGTAAAGGCTCTTTGATATTCTTGTTCCCATGCCTGAGAACCTGTATAATTTTTCATAAACATACAAGCTTCCTTCATACTAGCATAGAACAAACCATTAGAACAATATTCGGTAAAGAAATTCTCTTGGTGAACTGACGTTGCAGCCGTGGGTTGAACGATGTAAGACATCTCACAATTAAAAGCTGATACAGGAGTTGGAGCTATTAATAATCGATCAAATCCAAAGTTAGCATAATATCTTGGAATGCCTGTGCTTGTTCTTTGTGGCCAGTAATCATTTAGAAACTCATCTGTTTTTTGTAATAGATTAATTCGAGTTCCATCTCGTACTATATTTAAATTTTTAATAATTAATGTATTGTTAGGTTTGGTTATAAAAGGATCACCACTAGTTAAATTAGAGGTTGAATATTGAACAACTCCATAGCTGTCAATCTCTCGTATTAATCGAGCTTCTGCTCTCGATATAAAATGTTGTATCTCTGCATTAAAATCAGGTTCATCATTTTCAGATGTTACTTTAATTCTATTAACTAATAAATTGTATGTTGTGCTCATAATCGTTTAGCTTTCCATATTTCGTTTGTACCACCAAATACCTTCGGTGTCCATATACCTCTTACTCTAACACTAAATCTAGCTGATACACCAGTTGCAACTAAATTACTATCTCCAGCTATTCCTAAAGATCCGAGTCCTCCAATTATTGCAGGTTGGAAATTTAAAGCTCCTCCCATGCCAGAGTGACTTGAACAATAATAGTATAAACTTGTTGGACCGTCTACCAAAACAAATACTGAAGTATAAGCTCCAGCTGATCCCGGTGTGCCAACTGTTTGTACATTAGCTGTAAAAGGATCACCTCCACTATGAGTGCCGTTTGATGTTAAACTGAGTCGTAAAGGATGCCCAGAATTTGTGCTGTCAGATTGGTCAAAGATATATAAATTGTTTCGTTTAAATAAGTTAAGTCCATATTGTTGTTTTCCATCAATAAAGTATTTGTTAGCTCCTCCTACACTTTTTACTGTAACTTTAAATGTTTTAGCTGGGTAAAATACGACGTTAGCTCCTGCTCCTTGAGCCGTGTTTCTTAGTGTAAATGACACAGGAACTCTTGTAACATTTACAAACGGACCCGATACAGCTGATGCATTTCTTACTGTTAAGCTTGATGATAGTGATGTGGGTTTGCCAAAAGCTCCAATAATAGCTTCGGCTGAACGACTTACAAAACTAACGGGTGCTCGTGTAGCATTAACCGTTTGTACAAGATTAACAGTTGCATTTCTTTGAGTAAAGCTAACTGGTGTTCCGGTTACTTGTACAGGTGAGTCAATTGATATAGCAACAGAACGAACGGTTGACGTTATATTATTGCCGGTGACAAAATGAGTGCCTGCAATCGAGATACCTACAGAACGAACTGTAGATTGCAAACTTACTCGTGTAGCTGATACAGATTGATCAACGACACTTCTATTCCAAGCACCGGTACCATATGCATTTCTACTGTATCCACTTGTAACCACAGACATTATTTAAAGCCTGTAAATTAAGAAAGTGTAATAATAGCAGTTGATGCAGCAGCAGCTGGGAATGATATTGTAAATGTACCGTTAGTCGATACTTTATCAGACCCAAAATTTAACACAGCAATAGCTTTATTACTGTTGGATGAATTATAAATTAAAGCTCCTCTAACTGAGAATGTTGTACTTGTAAAAGACTTATCTGTAAAATCAATAATAGCTGTACCACCCGAAGCTGATGTAGCTCCTAATGAAATAGTTGCACCTGCAAGAGTTCCTCCACCCGGAGCATAAGAACCACTTGATACTACTTCGTTACTTGTAGAATAAGCAGTTGTGCCGGCAGATAAAGAAGCTGCACTTGTAAACAATGCAATCTTTATTGTATCGGTTTTTAGATTATGTCCTTCTTGTAATACTTCTGTTTTAAAAGAATTACAGACAGCTTGTGTAATGGCCATAGTTAGTTACCTCGTTTAGTAAAAGTTGAATCGTCTGGAGTCCATCCTGCATCTCCAGTTGTTGCTAATACTGGTAGATTTGGACGAGCATCCCGTAAGTTTTGATTATCAGAAACATTCGGAGAATGATTTTGTGGATGATCAATTATATTATATCGTCCATCAGTCTCAGAAGCACCGACAATCAGTCCAGATGGTTCTCGTATTCTTTCAGAATATTTAAACCTAAATCCAGATCGGTCACAGATAAAATATGCATATTTACCTTTTGCCATAATCTTGATTATAACCTAAAGGACGGCTTAATCAAAAGACTAGCACGTTCTTTATCTGCATACATTGCTGAAGTTAATTCTTCTTCATACATCTGTTTTAACATGACTGCTCGGTCGGCTGTAATGCCCTCTCTTTTAATAGACATTTTATAAGCAAGTCCTGTTGCTAAACAGGGTAGAAAACGAAACGGTATATCAACATCTTCATTTGATTTATTGATGTCTTCTACTTTGTTAAAACTAAAATATTGAAGAATAGGAGTACCACTTGTTGTCGTTGCATTAGGTGTTGGCCATAGATACAACTGAGCAGCATCTCTTAGTCTATTAATTGCATATTGAGTAGGACGACTTTGCTGAGACTTAGATGTTAATCTTATATATTCTTCCATACTAATTCTTGTTAAAGCTAGATCCGTTGTTGTCGTACCATCAACTGTTCTATGTACAATTTCAGTAATGTCAATTAATGATGTTGGTAATGTATAACTTTCGGTTCCCGCCGTAATATCTAGAGTGGCAATGTTTTGTTTCCATAACAAGATACCACGATTCATCCAATCAATAAGCAATAGATTTAAAGTTCGTCTAGCTTCAATGGGTTCAAACCCTAAAGCCTGTTCACCACCAATCATAGAAAATGCTTCTTCGATTACGTCGGCTACATCTAAATTAAAAGCTGTTGTTCCAGAAGTTCCCATGTTTACCTATCGTCAAACTCTTTGCCGAATGAGGCATGAACAGAACCACCAGTAAAAAATTTACTACCTACTTTACCACCACCAGCTTTAGAGTCTTTATTTTTTTTCTTTCTTTTATTTAATTGCATTAAGTTTGGACGTGTCCCAAATTTTTCTAAGTTATCTAGTTCTTTTGCCCTCTCAATAAACATATCCCGACCAAAAATTTTATTATATGCCTCGGCTTGTTTGTCAACCAATTCTCCTTCTTCTAAACCAATAGCTTTAGTAAACTTATTTTCATTTCCTATTGCTTTGTGAAATTTTCTAACGAGTTTTTCTTTAAGATTTGGTTTTCGTTTATATTTAAATTTTTTAGTTTCTTCACTCATTTTTTGTCCTTATCTGAATACAAATTATTAAATGTGTTTTCCCAATCCATATAACTATCGTGTTGTTCTGCTGAGTGTTCCCACTGTGACGGTACAAAGTCTGGTGGTCCTTCTCCAACAACCCATAGTGCAGGATTAGATACACGTACACGATTGTTTGGTAAAGCTACAATGCAACCTTTATAAGGTCCTGATGTTAATTCCAACACATGTGATTGTTTGTGTTGTGCTGGATCATCAGATATGTAACTGTCTGTATAGTCAACCGTAAACATATATTTACCATTATAGAGCTCTCCATCCACTTTACACAACCACGGACTTGAACTAATTCGATCCATTTTAATGATGGCATGATTGCGGCTAGAACAGTCCCAAGGTTGAGCTAAATGTGTTTGCATATTGGGAGGCCATTCATCGTAAGGAGTATCTGCGACTAAAGACGTAATTGGTATTCGTGCCCACATAGCACCACCATGAGGATTGGGATGACCTTCATCACATCCTGTAAAAACCACTTGAAATCCTAAACAACGGTCTGGAACAGTGCTCACTGCAAAAGCCAAGGCATGAATAAATTCTCCTTGATACTTTTGGTGGTTGTGTGTGAACTCTTTCCTCACCCAACACTTAAAGTGTGGGATATTAGAAATGAGATACGACACTACTTGGCTCTACCACCTTTAGACATATACTTAGATGTTTTACCACCTCTAGCCATGTACTTAGTAGTTTTACCACCGGCTTTCATCATCTTGGCTTTACCACCTTTTTTTAGACCAAAAGCTTTACCATATTGATCGCCTATAGCAAATCCATCTTTAAGGGTTTTTCTAGCTTTCGTGGATACACCTCGTTTACTTTTATCAACTATACTTTTTTTTCTAGTTTTTCTTGGTATATCAGAAGGGTTTGCAGAAGATGTAAAAGGATTCTGATCATTTGCAGACCTTTGTTTTCTTTTATTAAATATTCTATTTTTTTGTGCAGCTGAAGAAGCTGAAGGCCTGTTCGTTTTCTTTTTAGTTTTTGACATAACAGACGAAGTTCCCGCCATATTAGGTTTTTTTACTTTTGTTACAGTTTTCTTTTTCGTTTTACGTCTTATCATTACCATTTTATAATACTCCTTTTAAAATAATTAATTCTAACACAAGAAGACCAATACCACAAATACCTGCTAAAGTACCTATAATAATATTTTTTCTTTTTTTAGCTTTTCGTATTTGTTCTTTTAAAGCCGCAGACTGTCGTGCTCGTTCAGCAGCAATTTCAGACTGTAGCCTATCCCATTGACCGGGAGAACCGTAAAGAACAAACAGTTCCCTCATTTCATCACGAAGTCTTTTAGCTTCTTCGTTTCTAAAATGAGCATCAATAGCATTCTGTTCAGCACCGGTCAGTTTTCCAAAGACTCCCGGTTTTTGATTGGCAACCACTTGTAAACTAGCTTCAGCTTTAGCCCACTTAGCTACAGCACCTCCCATTGAAGTTAAATCTCTGCCTACTTTTATAGCAGAAGAAATACTACCACTAGCTGCTTTTAAGGCAGCAAAGGCTGTAAATGGATCAATCATCGTTTCTTCCTTCTAAGTTTTTGTTTCCTACCACTAGCACTGATTGGATATCGTATAGAAGTTGGCTTTGGACCAATATTACTCTTACCTCTTTTACGTTTAACCGCAGCAGACTTTTGGCCTTTAGACATTCTATCAGCAACTGCCTTTGGACGACAGACTGGATATTTTCTTTTTGAAGATTTAGCAGATTTACGTCCACATTTTTTACCTGTAGAAATATCTACCCAATTCTCTTTAAACCACGTTTTTAAACCTTTTTTAGCCATGGTTCTTTTTAAGCATTTTTCATTTTAGGGTATTTAGTTTTTTTTCTACGATTGTTTTCAACAACACCACAACCACGAGCAATCTTACCACCACCTTTTAAATTAATAGTTCCACCACCGGCTTTACTAGGCTTTGGTCCTCTAAAGTCTTTTCTCTTTTTACCTCCGGGACCTTTTATTTTACCTGCACAGACCTTACTTGCATAAGCATTTGCATATGCACTAGGATACACTGCGAATTTACGTTTAGCTGCTGCTTTTCCTCTCGGGCATAGTTTTGTCACTTTACCTCCTCCGGCTTTTGTAATTTGTTGACTAATGTTTGATCGACTAATTGCCACATTATATTCCTACTAATATTTTTGCAAATACGGTTGGTATACCAGACTGCATAGCCATAGTAGCACATAATGCTCCAATAACTAACCACTTAACTTGAAAGATTGATTTTTTAACACAACCCATGTCTGTCTTTAACTCAGAGACATCTTCACGAAGTTGTTGTTCACGTTCAATATGTTTAGTAAGTTCTACTTTGAGTTCTGTAAATTGATCTTTTTGCATAATGTTAACATTTCCATCTTCTTCTAGCTGCACAGATTCTTTTCTTCGGTGTCTTACTACAGTTAATATTATGCATCTTTGCTTGTCCTGCGGAACGAGAACAATACGACTTTCTTCTTTTAGCTGATTTACTTCCTTTTTTTACACTTCCAGTAACAGCAGTTTTTAATTTAGATCCGGGATTAGCACGACGATAAGCAGCTACACCTTTAGAAGTCATTCCAGCTCCTGTTTTTGTAGACCTAAAATTACCAGATTTTACACTGGTTTTAATGCCCATACCTTTTCTTTTTTTACGAACAGCCACGTTTTATCCTGTAAAAAATGTACCGGTTACACTTACTCCTGCATTCATAGTTACATGTAGATTTGTTTGATAACGGATTCCTCCATCTTCAATGTACTGATCTGATGAACCTCCTGCTATTAGTCTTTGTTGCATAATAACTGAACCTGCTGCCCCACCATCTCTTAATACAATATCCGTTGCTGAAGCCATACCGTTTATTATGCTATAACCTCTGAGTCTACCCGGAATCGAATCGATTGTAGATGTAGATGTTGCAAAGATTGCTTTTATATTTGTTGCCATTTAAAATTCCTTATAAATTATTGTATTAAATAAAAAGGGGCCATTGCTGACCCCATTTTTAATTAAGCAGGACTTGCACCATAATATGATCTCCAGTCACTGAAACCAAAGCTATATCTTTCTCTAGCTTTAAATCTCAAGTTTCCAGTATCAAAGTCTGGCTCCATCTTAGTAGCTAACGGTGCTCTTACGAACATTTTAGCTCCGTTTGGAACATCCGTTTTAAAAAAGTAGTTATTTGCATCTGTAAATCTATGATTTATAAAATAACCACCCGGTAGCATACTCATTGAACGTAATGCATTAACATCGTTCAAGTTTGTAGCTCCGTTTGCTGCTGTAGTTGGATTCACACCAATCTGAGTTGACAATGTACTTGCTAAGATTTTCTCAGTAGTAAATTGTAAAGCAGGTGGAATGTGTAATGATTCAGCACGAGAACCAATGAGGATATTTCTATCATCTTTAGTTTCTTGTATTGCAATCATAGCTGTTTCCACTGTTGCTTCAGATAAGTCCGATGCAGCTAACAAGTTGTCCTGTACACCACCCGTAATAATTGGGTGACTGTTAGAGAAGAACGGTTGTCCATCTCCACCAGCAAATGTAGCATTGAAACCATTGTTAAATACATTCGCAGCTTTTACTTGTTTAGTAGCAGCCATGGCTCTAGCAAGACCTCTTGCACGTACTTTTGCGAAAGTATCATACAAGTTATCTTCCATTGCTTCCTCAGTAACTGCGAAAGCAAGAGCAACTGTCTCATGTGAATAACGACTTGTGAAAGATTCAGTAGCTGAGTCAAATTGAACAGCAGCACCCTCTGATTTAGTTGGTGCTTCACCGAATCCAGTGAATAACACTTCTTCCTCAAATGCTCTATCAGAATTTTCTACTTCAAACAAAGGAACGTGTTCGTCCTCTATTGATCCGTATTCCATACCAAAGATCGCATTTAAACCCGGAAGAAGCTGTTTAGCAATATTACCTCTATTAATAGCCATAATTTATACTCCTTCCTTATGCTATGTTATTGATACAACTGAACCCATACCATAATGGTCACGGTGTAGTTGTACTTTTACTTCGATTTTCGGAAATGCATCCGTTGCTGCTTCACTTGGTAACGTGGATCTTCTTAAAAGTCTTACAGTCTTGGCTTGAACAGAACCTGCTCCACCTTTAAGACTAAAACCAGACATACCTGTTACCGTAGAACCAGCTCCTAATGATACATCCATATTCTTACCCATTTGAGCATCTGCAACAGTTGCCCCGGCTTGAATAATATATGTAGCATCTGGATCATCCAAAACTAATGCCTTTGGCTCACCTGCACCATGATGCACTTGAGTTCCCGGGAAATAGTTACTGAATGTTGGTTGCTTAGTTGAGGGATCTACCCAATTAGCACCCATAAAGACTCCTGCGACTAGATCAGTGGCAGCTGATACTTTATGTACCTTACCACTGACAATCTTTACCAAGTCACCTTGGAAAATATCTGTTGCATGGGCTGTTTTAATACCATATTCGTTCATACCACTGGTATTGTACGCACCACCACGCATTCTAGAAGGTTGGAATCCATTAAAAGCTTTAGTAGTAGCCATAATTTAGTTCTCCTAATAGTTAAAAGTTGTTTACATTATAGTAAACCCTTACACCTATTTATCAAAGTGTGCAGGCCTACCTGTGGTAACTTTTGATCGACTATTATTAGAAATTGGCATACGAGGATCGTTTTTGCTCATAAGTTGACGATTAATTGCATCGGTTTGTTGTTGAGTAAAGTTTTCTACATGTTTCTTGTAGTTCTCACTATTCTCAATAGTATTTGCAGCTAAAGCCACATCACCACGAACAACTAATTGTCCTAAATTTCCGTACTCTTGATTCTGGAAACCCGCACTTATTTCAGGAACATCTTCTGGACGGACAAATTCCCATCCTTCATATTGTTTCTGTTGAACATTCTGATCATCATAAACACCTTTGATTGAAATACGAACCCATCGAAGAGTCAAACCCTTCTCTTTGAATCGTGCTTCAACTTCTGGTTGTATCTTTAACCAATTTTTTCTCTCGTATGTACTTCTTTGTTTACGAGCAGTTGTACTTGCCGAACGAGTAGCAGCTTTAACGTTCTTTACTGTATTGGTAGTCATATCAATTATTACCTTTCTTTATCCACGTGGTTGTTTTAAGCATTAACATAAGTGTAGTCGTCACCGGCCTTCTCGACCTTGGCTTTCTCTTTAGCATACACATCAAGAGGTACATTCATCTTTTTAGCAAGTCGAACATCTTCTTGAGACAATCGAATCTTACCTTTGGATGTTGCTGAAGAACGTGACTTTCCAGCAACCACTTGAGCAGGTTTATTTATTGGTTCCTCCTGCTGACCAAACTTGTGAGGCATTTCTTTTTTTAGCCTTTTACTTATCTCATTATAGAACTCTTTACTCTCTGGATCATACCCCTCGTTTATAATATCTTCATTTATAATGTGAGCTGTTTGAGTTAATATTCTATCTTTATTATACCATTCACTATTTTCTGATATCCAATCTCTAGCATATTCATGCAACTTTTGAGGTTGTGGTTGAGATTGAGGCTGTGGTTGTTGTACAGGTTCTGCTTTACTTGGTTGAGTTGGAGCTTTAGCAGCTTGGTCTTCCATGTAGAACCGTTTTGCATCAACCATTCTTATTTCAGTTGTTGCATCAGCAATAGTTTTTTGTGCATCTAACATTCGGTCTTTATCACCAGAATCAAATGCATCTTTATAATTTTGTTCTGCTAGTTTTAACTTTTCTTTAAGTTGTCCTTCAAAATTAGCTAAACTTGCAATCTCTGTTTTTTGAACCTTTTCAGTAGACTGTGTTAGTTTACCTTCTAATTCTTTAATTCTACTTTCTTGTAAAGCAAGTTGTTCTTCTCTTTCTTTACGTTGTTTAATTAATTGTCTTATTCTTTTTTCAGCACCAGCAGTATTAATGCCTTCTAACTCTTTTTCTTTTGCTGGCTCAGATGCCTCAGATTTCTCCGATTCAACAATGTAGCTGTCTTCAGTTTTACTGGGACTAGCATCTTTCGGCTCAGAAGTTGGGGAGGGTGCCAATCCCTTATCAGGTGATCCTCCATCCTCTAACTCATATTCAACTTTGTCTGTTGTTTTGGAAACATCTAGTTCTTGGTATCCGTCGTCTTGTGTTTTAGTTTCTATTTCATTACTCATTTTTATTTCTCCGTAGTTACGAGTTACGTTTACGTCAATATTTTAGATTATATAGTATTAGCTACTTAAATCCAAACTAGGATCTAAATCAGCTGGGTTTGGAACGACCATTAATATTTGATCATCAAACAAAAGAATCATTCTAATTCCTTGATAGAAAAATTTATCTCCTTGATATTTACCATACACAACATAATCTCCCGGCTTACACCATGACCCACCTTTGAATTTATTGGTATCTGCATAAGCTAACTCACCAACTTTTAATACACGACCAACTGTTGTTAAATACTTTGCATCATCTTTAAATTTATTAGGTAATAAAATACCACCTTTTGTTTTTTCTCTAATAGTTACCGGTCTAATTAGAACATGGTAACCGGGTAAACTTGGTAAAACTTCAGGGTCTTTTTGATCCTTATTAGTAATCCATTCGTCATTACCAGCTGCGGCTGTTGCTACTCCTGCTGCTCTCATAATTAATCTCCTTCTTCAGTATCGTTGTAAATATTTTTTTCAGCTAGTTTAGTTTCTTCAATAGCTAAAGTCAATCCTTCAATAATACCAACTTGATATTTGTATTCGTCATAAGAATCGGACGAACCTGTTGAAATAGCTTGAGCTAAATTATCTTTCTTTTCCGTCAATTTACTTCGTAAGTAATCTGCTAATGAGTCCATATTGGATGTAATTTAAAAAGTTCTGCTTCTGATATTTTTATCTTTTCTAAATATTCTTCTTTAATCATAGCATTAGCTACCGATATAGGTGGCTCATTGTTACGAGCTCCTATTAAAAGTTTATGATGCATTTGAATCGAAGGCTCATCAAATTTTTCGTTAAAACCCTTTAACATTAAAATAAGGTCTTGTGCTAAATTTTCCATATACCCAAATTGAATCATTGGATAATGAGTTGTAGTATAATAATTAAAATAGTCACGAACAACATTTGGGTTGTTGACAACATTGTTTAAAAAATCCTCATAATTTTCTGCCTTGCATTCTTTTTCTAATCTTAATTGTTCTTGCCAATTCCATTGATGACCATTTCTGTTTGCTTTCTTTTTAGCTCGATGATGAAACAAACTATGAACCCATGTCATTGGATGTCTTAAAAAAGCAAAACTCGGTTTGCCATAAATTTCTGGTGTATTATGAGAATCATAAACTGCATCACCAATTGGTTTAGCTCCTTCTACATAATTTAACAACATGTCTTTAACCCACCGACCTCCGGTCTTAGGTACGTGTATAAATACACTATTTGGTAATTCTATTGCCATTTACAAATAAAAAGTCTCCGTCTGTAATATCAACCATAGTCTTAACAATTTTGACTCCTGATTCAATACTAGGAACTTCAACTAATCCCTTTCCTTTATGGTTATAATAACATTTATATCCTCGGTCAAAACAAAACTTAAAACTTGTTTCAACAGGATACTTATTGTACTTCTCATAAATCTCAATCATTAAATGAGGCTTATGTTTATCAATAAGTTTTTGACCACCATTTAAGACATCAAGTTCTGTGCCTTCTGTATCTATTTTAATAAAACAAATATCTGGTGTGTGTTTCAGATGCATCTCATCTAATGTGGTAGTTTCAACTTCAATTGGTTGTCCTCCGACTAAATCTTGAAAACCTGAATTAGACAATCGTTTGTCATCTACATAGAATGTTGATGTGCCTACTTTATCGGATACACCTTTATTCCATACCATTGTATTAAGACATTCTTTATGAATTTTTAATAACTGTTCGTATACCGGTGGAACAGCTTCATAACTGGTGACACTGTTTGCATATTGTGCAAAGAACTTTGTATACATACCCACAGCTGCACCTACATCAATAACGGTGCTATCGGTAATATAGTTTTTAGTTTGACTTAACATAAAGTGTTGACTATGTAAGTCATAATAATGTTGATTGAAAACTCGTCTATTTAAAACTTCGTCAGAAAGATTAAGCTGTTGGTTCATTCTGTTTTTTACCACACGTTGGACATGAAAAGCTACTAAATAATAATT